AATGAACCATTTTCTAGGCAACAAGTCGTATGTCAGATTCTTTTTTATAATACCAGAAATTTTTTGCAAACTTTCTGGATTGTAATCTACCATTATCATTTGGTAATTGGTACCAAAACAGACTTTTCTTTCTCACGGTGAATGCTTAATACACGTTGTCTTAACTCTGTGGTACTGAAACTATGTTGTCTAGAATTGAAATAAACTGACATTGGTAATTGATAACCAGTGAATTGTTTATCCCGATATTCTTCTCCAATGATTCTAACATCAATTGGATAGGATGTCAATATGTCCATCAACTCTTTTTCTGTGGCATATGGTATAATTTGGTCAACATACTTGCAAGCTTCTAATTGAGTATATCGTTCAAACACGGATTGTACTGGTTTATTTTTCTCTGGCCTATCAATTGTAGGATCAGTTTGCATACCAACAATCAAAAAGTCACATTGTGTTTTTGCTTCTTTTAACATCATGACATGACCTGCATGAAACAAATCAAAACATGAACATGTAAATCCAATTCTCATATTAATTCTCCAAAAATTGTTCAATGCCTTTTGGCTTCTTACTTACTTTCTTTTCATCTTTCTTTTTCTTTTGGCCAATCTCATAATTTTCTATGAACTCAGCAATGTTGTCGTATAGTTCAAACTGTACAGAACTTCCATCGTGATCCAACATCTCAAACTCGTCTAGGATGCCCATTTGTTCAGTAGACTTATACTTGACATACAGTTGTTTCTTTTCTTTCTGGATTCGTCTAAGGAACGCATAGTAGATGATTTGTGTAAAGTATGCAAATGGATTTTTTGATTTGACTGGATCAAAGTTCTCAAAGTACATCAAACAGTTTTCAATACCATCGGATATCATTTCATCACGGTAAGTATAACTGATGAAATTAGGTTTATGTGATAGACCTTCGGCAATTTTCATCCAACATTCACCTATGTAATTTGGTATAGGCTCGTTTGGATTAGTCTCTTTGCGAGATTTGTATGCTATTAGTGCCTGCAAAAAGTCGGCATTGTTGATGTAATGTTTTGAACTCATGTTAAATGTACCATAATAAATGTTGACAAAAGGCCTTGACAAATGTTAAGGTCTCGGTGTTGCTGCTTAATATTAATGAATTGTTCTTTCACCAGGATCTTCTAAGTCCCCAAAAGCTTGCATCATTATTTCCTTAACTCTTTCTTCTAGGTCGGCAGAAAGCTCTTTAGCTAAAGACTCATTCACAGAGTTTTCCTCTTTCATTAAGGCACCTTCATAATATTCCGCAAAGTTTTCGGATGGATTGGTAATGAATACAATGTCTTTACTATTCAATACCACTTCATTTTTAGCTACAAGTTCAGTAGGAAGATAATGTGCTAGTGTGATAGTTGCTACTCTACCACGATTCATCAATTGGAATTCCATTGGTTGTTCAATCACATACTGGCCTTCTATTATTTCATTTACTATACCAATGATATCTTGTCCATTTTGCATACGAACTATTTTAACGTTGTTCATTTTTAAGTCCTATCTTGTATGTTTTTAATGGAAACTTCTCCTCAGTATATATCTTCACTCTTTCCACAAAATGTTTCAATGTAAAATTCATGTGTTTTTTATATCTGAGGTCATCGGCAATGTCGTACAATGTTGCTTTGTCTTTACCTTCCGAGTTTCTAAGCCCTCGACCAATTGATTGAAGGCTTCGGACTCTGCTTTTACTTGGACTGGCAAATATAATATTATGTAAATTCCTAATATTAATGCCAGTAGAAAAAGTGCCGTAAGAAGCAACGATAATAGCGTCATTTTCTTTTTCCATAATTTCTCTAATCTTTTCCCTGTCTTCTGTTTCGGTTCCACCATGGACAAAAAACACTTTTCTGTCACCTAGTTTTTCTGTGTTCCGAATCATATCATACAGGACCTGTCCGTGCTTGGCAACCATCTGATAGAGTATTAATGTATTATTACCTAAACTAACCGCAAGATTTTTTATAAACTTATTTCTTGCTTCACAGGCAATCAGGTATTGTATTTCTGCCTGATAGTCTTTGTCTTTCATTTCCAAACATATATCATCTGGATGTTTAAGTATTAAACACTTAATCTCAAAGTCTGAAACTTGTTTCTTATCCATCAACTCTTTGGTTGTGGTAACTTGCTTAACTTGGCCAAACAAACCTTCTAATACCAGTTTATGTGTTTTTGTTCCGTCTAGTGTACCAGTTAAACCAATACGATACTTTGCATTGATACAAGAAGTCAGTATAGTGGTTAACGATTGAGCCTTGAATAAGTGTGCTTCATCACCAATAATATAATCGAATTGGTGAAAATATTCTTTAGGCAACTGATACAATGATTGCCACGTTGATATTGTTAATGGTTTATCTGTGTGTTTCTCTTTGCCTTGGTAAATACGATGTACATATTCACCCATTGCACCATTGTTATAGTCACCAAAGTCTGAAAATAACTGTTCAACCAAGGAAGTTGTTGGAACGATGATAAGGCCTTTACTGCCTTCTTTGTATCTCAACATCTGTCTGAACAACATATAGATGATTAACGACTTGCCTGATGCAGTTGGAGATAACAATAACGCTCTACGTCTTTGCATTGCGTGAACATATGCATTGATTTGGTGTTCTCGTACCTCAATGGGTTTACCATTTGAGTGTATATCTAACTCTTTGATGAACTTTTTGGCGTGATATATTGAGTAATCATCTTCAACATCCAATCCATCTTCGTAACTAAATTTATATTCTCTTTCTTCACAGAAAGTTTCCAAATATGGTAGTAGACCAAGGTAAATTTGTGAAGTGTTTAGATGGTAAAGATAAATTTTACCATTCCATATTTTATTTCTATAAGCCGGAACAAATTGATATCCTGGAACTAGGAATGAAAAATATTCATGTAGTTCTTTTGCAACAGATTTTTCGCATTGTATTTTGGCATAGACCTCATCCAATTTGGATATAATCAAATCACTCATTAATAATTTTTGCTTTCCAACCTTTATGTTTTTTTCTTTGTCCTAAAGCCACACACCTCAAATTTGATGGGTTTAATCCTTTAGATAAACACCAATTTTTCCAACCACCAGAAACCTTAAACTTTTCTCCTGTTGGAGATTCTACTTCATATGTGGTATTACCCCACATAGGATGATTTGTCTTGTCAATAAAGTGTTGTTTTTTATTTTCACTTATTGTTTTTTTAGTTTCTTCGGAATGCGGTACTCGGTGTAATCCTGTTTTCCGTAACTCTGCCATTTTTTTCTGGTGAGCAATTTCTTTTTCTGTGGGACCTTGTTCTTTCAATCTTTTGATAAATGCTTCATTACCAAGTTTAGAACCTTTTCTTGACCATTTCACAAACTCATTTTCGTGAAGCTTTGCATGAGCTTCCGGTGTTAATAATATTAAATTTGATGGATCGTTGTTATCTCTATTACCGTCAATATGGTGAACATCCATACCAATCATCTGTTGTTTTGTATAACCGTTATGTTCTTGGCAGATTTTTCTATAATCCACCGATACTTTTTTTGCCATAATATTTTCCGTTTTATTTTATTTATATAAAACGAATATTTAACATTTTATGTTAAATTATTGTCCACTTACAAACTTTTCCCAATCAATATATGATTTTATTTCCCAATGGCGATTTTTTAACTCACTCATTATTGCCTCAACAACTGATACTGCTTCTTCATGGTATATCTTCTTCTCCAACAGTTTGATTAAGTCTGCATCAGATTCCAAATATGTGGATATATCAGACTTGAGTGTGAATTGAAATGGTTCCCAACCATATTGTTCCAGTTCTTCTCTGGATAATTTGCCTGTGTAATACTCCCATTTGATTTTACGCATACGCAAATAATCAAAGTTGGCCTTTTTGGCCGCCATCTTGTGCTTTGTAAGAATGGTAAGATACTTGTTGTGTAGTTTAGGTATCTTTAGGAGTTCTTTGCCTGGTTCTGTCTGGTCTATGTTAGAGTCAGAGGTCCAGTAATTCAATATTTGTTCAATGTTTTCCATAATATAATTTAATGCTTAAGTTTTCGTTATAACAAATCTCTCATATCTAAAAGTAGCCGTGGCAGAAATGATGTTGTCTGCGGACGCCTGAGTGTCAAACTGAATGTCTGACAATTGTATAGGAAACATTCTATAAAAGTTTATGTTTACTAATGGATTATTTAGCGCTGACATAATTGTAAGTGTTGCATCTGAATAGTAGCCGCCATTCAATGTGTTACCTGTTTGTAATGCATTGTAAGATGCTCTATCCGTTAAACTTGTTGGTGCTGCAATTGCTAAAAACCAATTATACAATTCATTCCAAGAAGTAATTGTTTCATCAATATAAAACTGCATAGTAAACTCATTGAAATTTAACTTGTTTCCTGCAAGTGGTATATCCAATAAAGGAGTATTGTAATTGATGTTACCAATACTAACTCCTGGAAGATTAACATTATGACAGAAATACTGTACCGTTGGCAACCTATTGAATGCCATTATAAATTTTGACGGTTGGAGAAAATTGGTGTTCTCTGGAGTTCTGTTTAATGCTGTCATATTGGTATTTAGGCACCAAAAAAAAGGAGACCGAAGTCTCCTTTTTAAGTACCACTCTTATCGGTGG